ATGCGGGCCCGTGCCGCCGAGCACGCGATTCGTACGCACGCAGCCGAGGAAGCCATTCGGGTTGCCCAGCAGGGGCGCGGACGCCCGATCGTTTCCGCCAGGGTCGGCGACCACACCATCGTCGCAACGGGAAGTACGATTCACTGGTCGAAGACGTGGAAGACCTTCGTCGACTTCCTGTCCGACTACATCAAAAGGACGCTGGGCAGCGACTGGGGCAACGCCGAAATGGCCAAACCGCTCGCGGGCAGGCATCCCATCCTCCAGTGGTACGACGCCGTGTGCCGCTACCAGGCTGCGCACCAGGCTAAACAGGGAGAAGTCTTTGTCGGTGAAATGACCGGCGCGCTCAGCTGCTACTACGGGCTCGCCTACAGTCTCTACCTGCTTCACCACAACGTCGAACTTCAAGAACGCCTCGTGGCGAGACTGAAGGACATCCGGCAGTTCCAGGGGGCCTACTACGAGCTGATGGTCGCGAACGGCCTCATCAGGGCGGGCTTCCAGCTGGAACTGGAAGATGAGGCCGATGACGACAACAAACATTGCGAGTTCTCGGCCCGGTCCGAGACCACGGGTACGCGCTACTGGGTAGAGTGCAAGATGCGGAGTGTCCCCGGACTGCTCGGCAAGACCCGCGCTGACGGCTCCGCCAGTCGTGACCCAACCTCCAAGATGACCGACCATATCCGCGAGGCCCTACTAAAGCCAGCCCCGGATCGCCGCATGATCTTCGTCGACCTTAACGGAGAACCCCTCGAAGACGACGGAAAGCCAGTATGGCTCGCCCAGGCTGTGCGTCGGCTTGAGGCCCGAGAGCGCGACCTGGAGGAAGGTCAGGAGGCCTACGTCTTCGTGACCAATATGGCGTTCCACAGGGTGCTCGATGATCCGACGGGTGGCGGGCAGGCGCTCGCTTACGGGCTCGGACTGGCCGACTTTGGCAAGCCCGGCGAGATCAGGCTGTCCGAGTGGTATCGCCAGAAGCGCAAGCACATCGACGCGCACAAGATCGTAGAGGCATTCCAAACATACCAGCAGCTGCCGGACACGCTGGATGGCCGTGCCGCCTCGGAGGCGTTCTCACAAGACGGGAATGCGAGGCTGCGCATAGGTGAGACGTACTTCTTCGAGGACGCCGGAGAAGGCGGAACTACCGGCACGGTGACTAGTGTGGCCGTCATCAAGAAAGACAAGACGGCGATGGCCGCCGTGACGACCAACGACGGTCATAGAGTTCTTCTGGCAATTGACCTGTCCGACGCCGAATTGCAGGACTATGAGAAGTACGGCGACGCGTATTTCGGCGAGCCGAAAGCTAGGCATCACGAGAGCAAGGATATCCTCGAGTTCTATGAGTGGCTCGTCGAATGCTACGCGAAGACGCCGCGTGAACGCCTACTGGAACTCGCCGCCAAGCACCCGGAGATCGAACGTCTTCGGGCGCTGGACCGCGACGACATCGTGCTCGAACTCTGCGAGGCCTGGGCGGCCCCTATGCAAGATCGCCAACTGACGACGCAGGCCAACACGTAGAACGTCTACCGAGCGGCCGACGGCTGTTAACCGCTGGGTCGCTGGTTCGAGTCCGGCCCGGGGAGCCATTCTTTTTTTTGGGTGTTGATTTCTCACGCCCTTTTTCCCTTTTTGGCAAACCGCTCGCTAGGTTGGCCAATCGATGTTCCCGCTTTTACCTTTTCCATCGCGGCACTCGCCAACCTCTTTTGGTCGGCCGCCTTGGTGTAACGGACGATTTCACGCAGGCTGGCATGGCCGGTGATCGCCGCGATCTCGTGTTCGGTGCAGCCGGCCTCGGCCAATCTACGAGCTGCGGCCTTGCGCAGGCCATGGGCCGAACAATGCGTTAGCCCCGCTTCATTACACCGGTCTCGAAACCAGTTGCCAAAACCTGCAGCAGTGAATGGCTTACCGAATTGCGTGGTCAGGAACGTCAGGTGCTCCGACGCCGTTTCGGCGATGATCGCTGCAAGATCGGGATGAATGGGGATCGCCAACTCAGTGCCTGTCTTTTGCTGCCGCACAGACAGCACGGCGTCACGGACATGCTGTCGTCCCATGCCGACAACATCGCCCCTCCTCTGCCCCGTGTAGATCAGTAGCGCGAAGGCCAAGCGTGCGCGTGAGCCGACGTCATGGCGTCTCTCGAAGGCTGCAATCTCATCTTCTGTCCAACTATGGTAGCCGTCGGACTTGACTCGAATTGCCTTCACGTCGCGGGTGGGATCGTCGGATCGTATCCCCGTCTCGACCGCGCGGTGCATCATCCTTCGGAGCGCCTTGAGAAGCCCATTCGCTGATTCTGGCTTATCGGCTCGAGCCGCCATCAGCTTGATGATGTGTTCTCGCTGCAGCGTTGCCGCTCGCTTATCCCCGAGGACCTTCCCGTCCCTGTCTCGCCCATCGCATAAGCGATCGATGGTATTGCGATAGGTTGATTGGGTGATTGGCTTCAACGAGCGGAAGGCCGCCGAATTGTAATAGCTGATAGCAAGAGCTCTTATTGTGCCGGGCTTGGTGCGCGCGCCACCGACCTCGAGGTGCTGTCCCGCCAACGCCGCCTCGTAGGCCTCCATGAATTGCGGAGACCAGGGCAGCCCGGGTAGCGGCACCTTCTTGAAACCAGGGCGCCGGAAATAGAAGCGAGGCTTGCCATGCCTGTCGACAAAGGCGTGAACATATTTTGGCGGGCGCCTCATCATAGACGGTCCCATTCGTTTTCTCCGCTCTCCTCGGCCTCCTCCCGCGGGCGACCGGTCACGACGACGATCTTACCATCTTTATCGATCTCGATCCGCTGGACATCGATGCCGGCCGCAACCGTTGCCCGCAAAGCTCGGGTCACATCTTGCTGGCGGAATGTACAGCGGCCTCGTGCCATCAACCGACCTCTCGAACCAGATGCGGCCTCGTCTTCCTTGACCCAAACAACGATGCGGGGCTGGGAGAAAGACTTCCCGGTGTCGGACGGGCCGCAGCGCCCTCAAGACTTAGCCCCCGCAAACTCACGGCTTCACACCGATATCCATGGTGCTGGTACCCACATTCGCGCGGATGTGGCCCTCGGAAGTCGCACTCATACCCTTGACGCGGCCCGGACCATCGATGTGAACTCTGACGTTCACATCCGCTTGGCCCTTCAACTCCGAATCCACCTTTCCGGTCACGTCGACTTTGCCGGTTATGTCTATTGGTGGGCCGCCACCAAGATCGCGGATCAAAGGTGACATGGGCGGCGGTTCCGGCATGAAGTCCAGTGGCGCCGGCGACATAGCTGGCGAAGGTGGCACGAGCGGCACCGACGGCCTGGCCGGGACACTGCGCGTAGCCTCCGTCTCCGGCAATGGCCAGGGCAGACCGAGCAGCGGCCAGCCGGCAGGCCGCTTGCGCCGTCCTCGGCACCACCGGAACGGAAGGCCCGCCGGGCAAGGCGCGGGGCTCGGCCGCTTTCTCCAACCGAGGCGTCACAGCCGCTCGGCGGCTGAACTCGGCGCTCAACAGCGACTCCGGTGAAGGCTGGGGGCCCTTGCGCACGTTCGATCATGTCGCCAAGCGCTTTGACGCCGGCACCCATGGCCGTCCCCCCCAAATGTTCGCGCAGCCACTTGCCAGTTTCCCAGCCCGGCAGCTTCTTCGACTCTTGACCGGGCTCCGGCGAGAAACCCAAGAGCTTGGCCCAAGCCTGAAAGTTCAATGGCGTCTCGATCACGGCCCGCAGATTCGTCATCGTGTCAGCGAGTTCGTCGAGCACGGTTGCCATAGCTTTGACCGCGTCCGCGTCGAACCATTCCACGATCTTGCCCCAACCGGTCCCGTCAGGGATCTTCGCGTTCGCTAGGCGAGCTATGGAGTCCGCAAGACCTTTGGCGGAGCCTCGACCCGTTGCCAACGCTCCGCCAGCTCCGTGGGCCAGGCTTTATGGACGGCACGGCCGGCCTGCACCAATCCAGCAGCCAGCACGCCCAACGCCCCCACGCGCAGCGCCCCCCATCCTCGACAATCCGCCCAGCCCTTTTGCGAGGGTGCCAACGGCATCCGAGAGGCCCTTCAGGCCGGCACCGACAATCCACATCGCCGGGCCAGCCGCCGCTAGAAGGCCGAAGCCATCGGCCAAAGCCTGCAGCGCACGAGGTTGCTTCTCGATCGTGGCCATGAAGTCTGTTGCCTTTTGCAAGGCCGCATCGATCGTCGGCATCCATCGGGAGGCGAATACGTCGGTTATGTTGACGATGTGGTTCCGGGTGATCTTGAGCTTTTTGCCAAGGCCTTCCATGGTCACCGCGAAAGAGCTGTCCAATTGCACCGCTGCCTTCTGCTCATCCTGAACAAGCTTGAGGCCCTTGCGGTACTTGTCCCAGTTCTGAAACAGGAGCGCGATCGCGGGCGCGGCCTGGTCTTTGAATAGGCTGAACAGAGCTCCGAGCCGCTGGTGAGCGGGGATCACCTCGTTGAGCCTGTCGCGCAACATACCCAGGGCCTTGACCGGCTCTTTCTGCACCTGCTTGGCAAACGCGTCCGCGTCGATGCCGAGCCGTTTGAAGACTTTCAAATTCTCCTTGGAGAGCGCCGTCCCACCGGTCAGCGTCTTGAACAGGTTCTTCGAACTTGTCGCAGCATCGCTCGCGTCCGAACCCGCGGCGATCATCGTCGCGCCGAGCACGGCAATCTGCGCGTTGGTAAAGCCGGCCTGTCGCCCCAACGCGCCGATATCGTTTGTGTAGTCAATGAGCTGCTTTCCGCGAACGTTCATGGAATTCTCGAGCAGGTCCATCCGCCCAATCAGGACGTTCAGCTGATCATTGCTGAGCCCCGCGCTTTCCTTGATGCTCGACAACGCATCTCCAGCCGACGTTGCGTCCATATCAAACGCATCGGCCGTCTTGGCGGCCAACTCGACGAAGCGGGAAACATCCTTGAAGGCGACACCCACCCGCGATGCGGCGGTGGCAAGATCAGTTAGCTGGGCCTGCGACAGTGGAAGCCGCGTCGCCAGCGATTTGATTTCCTGCCGCGCCTGTTCATACACCTCCGGATCGTTAAGTTCGTCGGCGGCCTTTTTCCATCCGAGCATGGCGGTCTGCCACTCGGCCGCTTGCTTCACCATCACTCCGGCCGGCAACGTCGTGGCGAACATGAGGTTGCGTCCCGCGGCAGCCATTGCCACTCCGGCAGCGCCCACAGAAGCCGCCATGCCTTTGTGCACGGCAGCAACCTTGCCGGCGATTGCTCCAAGCGGGCCGCTCACCTTATCGACGGCCGTAATGATCGCGCGCGCGTGCAGGTCAGTCATTGTTGCTGCCCGCCGTCTTGAAGATCACGGCCCGTTCGTGCCAGTAGAGAAGGCGCGAGAACGTCATGTTTTCAACCTCGCTTGGGGACACGCCGCAGATAAAGACAAGTTCGTCTGCGCGTGCCCTGATCAGTTTCCCTCGCCGCCCACCAATTCTGAGATCACTTTGGTTAGAGTGGTCACGTCCTTCATGCCAAGCTCCCCGAGATCCAGCGCGCTAATATCGGAGAGCGCCACGGCCCAATTCATGAGTGCAAGGCGATCGACCTTGAAACTCAGTGAGCCGTCAGCCGTTTGCGAGCCGACGTACAGATCTCCGTGTTCTAGATAATCGCTAAATGTCGGCTCCCGGAGTTTGATCTCCATGATGGGGCCTCCGTGCAACTCGAGCGGTCTCGAGAGCTTGACCACGCGCGGCCCCGAAGGTGCCTTCGCCGCCTTCGGGTCCTGAGGATGATTTGCCGTGCTCACTTCGCCATCCCCCAAGGGAGCGCGATGGGCTTGGAGCCCTTGAAGGTCTCCGCACCAGCCGCTAGCGCGCACAGATGTTCCCGCGAAGGGAGCCCGGTGGTGAAACCTTTGAACTTCGAGCCCATCACCCCAAGCGGCACGGGCACATCGCGGACGGCGGTGATGATCGCTCGTTCATGCATATTCGTCATAGACAGGGTCCTCCTAGTTGGCCCTAAACCTTTCGTAGAGCGTCGTGCGTGCGCTATTTGGGGTACAGCCCGACAATGTTCCCGGCTGTGGTGCCGGCTTCCATCACGCGCCTGGCGCGCACCAGCAGTGTGGACCCCGCAGCTCTGCCTTTGAACGTGACGGGGGTGTCATCGGGCGCCGCCATCGGGATCACGGCGACATCCCCGGATTCACCAATCTCTAGGGCTATCGGGTACTCATTCAAATCGTTGTCGTCGTCTGGCGTGATGAGCGCCGCCCGCTCAGCGGTGCCGAACCGTCCCACAACTTGGGCCCTGTCGGCACGAGACCGCACCGCGTCTTTGCCTACTTCATATGACATTGGTTCTATCCTCCTCGCTAGGGTGTGTGGTGCCGGAGCCGAAGTAAAAGGAAGACAAAGACTCCGAACTCCGGCACCGCGCGTCGCCGTGACCACAACAGCGACAAATCGAACTACCCAACAGTGTCGATCGACGTGCCGACAAAGCCGTTGAGCCAGGTCCGCACGGTTGCGTCACCGCCGGCCGCATACGCGACAGCAATGCCGACCAGCCTGTTTGCACCTTCGACACTGGTGACTTTCTTCTCGGCTGCATCCCAGAAGACAAGCTCGCCGACGTCGATCTCATCGCCGTCGGGCTTGTCCATGTCGAAGACGCCGCGCATTGCGATCTCGACATCCTCGTTCTGTGCCGCGTCGAAGGCGGCGACACCGAACAGCGCGCCGATTGCCACGCCCTCGCCTGAAGCAACAGCTGCCGGCGCTGTGACCGTGAGCATGTCGCCGGGTTGTACAAAGTTCTTCATTTTCACAGTCCTTTCGACGTGTTGAAACGGACGGCCTTGACCTTGCGCCCTTCGAGCGCCGCGATGCGCGACTCGCAGTCGGCAATGGCCGCGGCAAGCTCGCTGTCAGAACGGTACGCGACCTCCTGATCGTCAAATCGGATCGATCGCCTACCCTGAAAACGCGCCTTAAGCAGCGCATCCCGGAAGGCTCGAAGGGTGGCAAGGTCGGTGGCCATCAGCTAAGCCTCACTCGCCGGCGTTGCCGGGGTTGGAATACCAAGACCGCCAGTCGACGAGACCTGCCCCAAAATCGAGCCGCACGCGGATCTGCACGCCATCGACTTCGAAGCCCGCCTTGGTCTCGATCTGCGGCCCTTCCTCGCCTTCCAGATAGGCGTATTCGAGTCCGTCGATCTCGGCCGGATCCGCAACCACATACCAGCGCAGCGCATCCGTGAAGCGGGGTTCGACCACGAGCTGCAATGCGCCGGCAAACGGATTGATATCGTCGGCTTTGGTTGCGGTGATCTGGGCGAGCAGCTTCTCCGCATCGGTCTCCAACTCAGCCGGGACCACGAAGAATTTCGGCGTGACGCTGATGTTCTCGCCTTGCAGACCCGTCTGCTTACGCAATGCCGTGCGCGCCTTGGATAGAAATTCAACGTTGGGGGCGGAACCGACGGAGGAAAGGTTCCCATGCCCTGTATGGAAGAATTTCTTTCCATCGCTCATGGCCGGGCCCAGCCCGCCCCCATCGGTGAGAAGTTCGACCAAGAGCGCGGACTCCGTGGCGGCGGCGGTCTGGCCGAGCCGTCGCGACAGGTCGGTGAAGGCGCCGAGATCGTCGTTGACGAGCGCCTGGCGTGAGATGCCGAACACCTTGCCGTAGGTTAGGAGGCGGTACATCTCTTGTGCCTCCACGAACGTTCCGGACTTGAACTCGCCTGCCTCGTTGACCTTCTCGAGCCGCTGTCCTTCGGAAAGGGCCAGGCGACGCTTGTCGCGAAAGTCCCGAGCTGTCGTCTTGCGGCCGACCCGCTTCAAACCAGACGGCGCCGCCTGATACCCCATACGCAAGGTTCGCCCGACCGCATCTCCTAGGATGAGCGGGAAGTCGCTTGTCGTATGCAGCGCACGCTCCACGACTTTCGCCGGCGACAACCCCGTGAAGGAAAGTCCACGGGTCCGCAGGCAGTCGCGCGCGATATCGAGCGTGGTCATGTAGGCGTACTGCCGCGACGGCTCCGAAAGCTGGTGTGCCGGGTGAGCGCGCGCGAACAAGGCCTCACCGATCACCCTGGCGCGCGCTCCGGATCATCGTTGTCGGAGATCACTTCTGCTGTCGTGGTTCGAACCTGCGCCGCGGGCGCAGAACGTGTCCGCATCGTCTCGAAAGCAGCGGTGCGCGCTTGCTCCACAGTGGCACCTGCATCGATCTGCTGATCGATCCAGGCTTGATCGAGATTGGCGACCTGGGCGATAGACCGGATCTCCGTGTTGACGGTCGCCCGTTCCGCGACGGCCGTCGAGTTTGCTTCCGCGCGGGGGCCGGTTGTGCCGGCGTTGCCGGGTTCTCCGGCTCGTTGGCCGGAGCGGGGTTGTCCGTCATAGCTTTTCCTCGTGTGGTGCTCTGACGGTCAGCGGGAACCGAAACGATGGAGATCTCGCGCACCGTCCACCGTGTCGCGATCTTCTCGCGCCGTCCGGTCTTCGGGTCGGTCTTCTCTCTCCATTCTTCAACCGTGTAGCCGACCGAAACGCCGAAGCGGTTTCCGTCGGCAAGTTCATTGGCGAGGCGCTCAGCAAGGGGGTGTGGCGAGACAGCCTGAGAGTCGCGTGGGCTTTCCCGCCGACCGTGTGAGCTTCAACGACCGAGCCAAGCACGGCCTCAAGACTGTCTCGCCGATGATGGTCGAGCACTGGCGCGTCTTCCGCCCCCGTGAACCCGGCCACATCAAGAAACTCTGTGAAGGCGCCGCGGCTGTCCCATCGCTCGACGGGTGCGCCGGCCGAGAAGACCACATCGAAGGTGCGCGTCTCCGGATCCCAACTCGACGTGTGTTCTGGAGCGCGTCGCGTGTAGATCTCCGCTTCGGTGTGCCCGTCTGGCAAGTTTGGTGCTTGGGTTGCGGCCAACGTCATGCTTGCACCTCCGGGCCTGGTTCGATGTCACCGAAGGCGAGCCCTAGCTTCTTGGCGCGGTCTCGGTCGGCGGCGATCTCACGGTCCAGGTCCTCGATGTCGATGCCTCGTGCAGCAACCGCCTGGCGCCGTGAAATCAGACCCGCGGCGATGGCGGCGATCTCAGCTTTGCAGTCCTTCAGTGGATCCACCCAATCGAAACGTGGCGTGATCCAGTTCACCGAAAGATATGGTGCTGGGTCGCGCTCGAAGCCTGGCGCAGAGATCTGGCCGGAGAGCACCGCCGCGGTAACAAACCGGTTCCAGACCGGGCGACAGAAGCGATAAACGATGACGTTGTATTGCAGTGCCTCGACCCGCCGCCGCCAGTCCACGAGGCCTGCGCGGATGGAGCTGTAATTCACATCTGACAGATCACCGGTCATCGCGGCGTAAGGAACGCCGAGCCCCGAGGCGATCTCGCGTGCCGTGATATTGAGAAAGTCGATGACCTCTGCCCCGACGCGCGCGGGTTCCGAGAAGCGCACATCCTGGCCCGGCTTGAGTGTTCGCATTTCGCCGGGCTCGAGGCTTGTCTCCGAGATACCATCGAGTCCGGCAGTGCCGGCGAGAGAGCCGCCATCACCCTCGATGTCTATGATGAACCCTGTGAGCAATGCTGCAATCTTCTGCCGAACTAGCTGCGCATCATGCGATGCATCGAGGTCGGCCAGGCGGAGCAACACGGGTGCATACCAACTGAGCCCGCGGGCCTGCCCGGAGCTCACGGGGTTGAACAGGTGCAACATCTCAGTCGCCGGCATTCTCACCGTTTCGGTGTTCCAATCGAAGGTGAGACCTGGACGTTTCTTAAAAAGGTGATAGGCCAAACGTCGCCCGGTCTCATCGACTTCGACGCCCTGGACGATCGAAGCGCCACCGGAGAGTGCTTGCGTCTTGCTCGAGTCGACCTGCTCTTGATCGATCAACCGAAGTCGAAGAGGTACGTTTGGGTCGCTGTGGTCGAAAGCAGCAAACGATTCGCCATCGACAACCATGCGCCGAACTCCCAGGGCCATGAGCCCATAGAAGTCGAGCAATCCGTCTGCGTCGGCTTCGTCCGTCCAGCGCTCGAATGCCAAATTGATCTGTTCCCGCACGTTCGGGTCAGGGTGACCGGACTGCGGTTTGATGCCGGTGCCGCATAGCGCCGAGATCCAGGCTTCGCGCCCGAGGCGGCGTATGCGTTGTTCGCGACCACGTAGCGCGCTCGCCGGGCGATCGGGCCGCGCGCGGCATGAAGTGATGAGAGCTGCGCTGCAATTTCCGGCGTCCCGCGCCAACGCGTCCGGGCGCCGCGGCATCGTAAGTCCGCTCGGAAGGCTTTCGATCTCCGCCCCTGAACAGGCCTACGAGCTTATCGAGGATCATTGCACCCGTCCCACGGGCACCAGCTCCACGCCAAAAGTCTTGCTCATGGAATGAGCGAAACCACCAACCACAACATCCAGAGGAAGCTTCAAGCCGTCAGCAATCTCATCGAATGAAACCTGCTCACCGCGGCTCCATTTGTCGGATACGACTTTCTGCATGCGAGCGGAACGCCGGCGAAAAGTCGGCGACTTCATATAGGCGAGAAGTTCTTCGTCAGTGGGGCGCTCGCGATTCATTTGGTAGAGCCCCAAAAGTCACCGAGATCGATCTTGTGCCGCGCGGCACGCTTTCGCATTTCGAAGGCGGCGCGAGTGACATTGCAGAGAGTGATCCGAGTTGGGTTAGGATTGGCCGCCACAATCTCGGTGAGAGTGTCGCAAACCGCGCGGGGCTTCTTCCCGGGCAACTCGATGACCGCGAAGAATATCTCTTCGGCTACGTTGCCCCCTTGATAGAGGTCGTTGCTCGTCGCCGCTACATCCGCCCATCGCTGATCGATCATAAAACCACGCGACGCATGCTGGGCGGCGACGGTCCGGCTTATACCTTGCTTGTTAGCAAACTCATTCGCGATTTCCATGAGCAGTGCGCTGAGGGGTGTATATCGATCCCCCATGGTCGGACCTGGCACTGTAGGAAGCTGATCACGGCGACGAAGTGAATTTATCGCCTCAGGATCCAGGTCAGTGAGTTGCCCCCACTCCACGCGGTTCAACAGTTTCATCGCATGATTCCCTTCCAACACGCTGATAGGTCATGTTGACCTAGCACAACGGGAGGGGGTGGGTCAAGATGACCTACGCACCTGTGGACAAAAAACCGTCCCCGAAGAGACGGCGCTTTGGCGACCATAAGACTGCGGCTTAGGTCCCGGTGCGGCTATACGCCTGCGGCTCACTGACACCCAGGATGCGTGGCTCAATGTGATCACACGGCCTGCAATAACGTTGCCCAAGGAAAAGCCGCATCACCCACCCCGACAGTTGGTGGCCAGCGCTTCACCAAGGCCAACGATAAAGTCTTCGTCGGTTGAATGGGGATCGGTATCCTTAACAACGAGCATCCCCGCATCAAGCGCGCGTTGGGCCTGAACAGCCGTGTGTGTCCAGCTCGTGACTTCCACGCGGGCACCGCAACGTTCACATGTTGCCGTGAACCGGAAAGCATGAGTGCGCCGCCAAGTGGACAATTTGTGACCACGCCGCGCTGCGATTTTTGAAGCCTTCTTACGCATGCACTTGAGTAATCTGCTCCTTGGTCGATCTGCCAAGTCAACCACCATGGTGATGCCACTACTCCGAAGGGGCGTTGCTGTAGCCCACTGGATCCAAACTCGGTTCAGTTGGCCGTCCGTCGATTGCTCTCCGCGACGGCCGCGTCCGCGATTTCTCCAAAAAGGAAGAAGAGTTGTTCACCAAGACAATCGTCCTCGCTGAGGTGATGCTGCGTTAGATCGAGGCCGATACCAGCGAGCAAGCTGATCTTGTGTAGACTTTGCTCCTCTCCGATCTCGACAGCGAGCAAATGTGCCTGCGCGGCCAAAGCGCGGTCCTCGTCCTTCCGATGCTCGGTCAGCCCCTCGACAATGCTGGCACAAAGGTCGACGTGCTTGACCCGCGGCGGCGAGGAGATGGGGGTCATATCGGGAGAATTGGTGCTATGCGTAGTAGCGGTCATTGGCGGGCCTCCTTTCAGGCTTCCGGTGGCAAGTGCCGGCCTGGGTCTGAGCCACCCCGGCCGGCGCGCATCTGAATCATGCTCCTCTGGACTCTCGTGAGCAAGTCGTAGATTAGCGAAATTCAGTTCGCGAAAACGCGAAGAACGCGCTTGGCAATTTGCGAACTTTTCTCGCAAATTGTTGAACGTGAAACAGACACCATACAGCCAGGTGCGGACATGCTGAACGCGATCAGTCTTGACGCTCTAAAAACTGAGGTGGCTAGCATCGTTGCTATAGCCGGTGAGTTGGAGGGAGACGTTTCAGGTTCTGCAGCGCGGCACCTCCGTCGGCACTGCGAACAGCTCCGGCCGAGACTTTCCGGGACGTTCGGCAATGTCGGAGAGCAGATTTCTCGGCTAGCGACAATCGCCCGAAGTTTCGAGCGCAGCTCCTGTGATCGAAGCGAGGCAGATGCGAAATTGGAATTGGCGCTTGGGAGAGTCCAAATAGCGCTCGCAGCTCATGAACAATCGCTGTCCGAGTGAGGAGTCGGCTCGCATGCGCTTCTTCGACCGCACGTTTCTCCTGCCGTTCCTGCTCACGCTTGTAATCTGTCTAGCCGTCGCCGCACTAGGGCTTGATGCCATCAAGGAGTGGCAGACCCTAATCGCCGGCATCTTGGCGCTCGTCGGTGCCACGCTGGTCTTGCTTGCGGCTGACCGACAGATTGCCAATGAACAGAGCCTCGCCAACGACGATCGTGAAGTAGCGAAGAAAGCGGCGAAGATGCGCCTCGCCTACGAGATGGAGTACCTTGCGCAGCAATTTGCACGGATCGTGAACTCGGACCTCGGCTTTCCACTCCAGTCGGTGCCGTTACCACCGTTCCCTGTTCCATCGTTCGCCAATCAGCCTGGAGACCTCGTAGCGTTATCGGCGGAGGAATCCGAAGAGCTCTATACTTTGGCGCGAGAGATTCGTATCGATGCTGGGCAAATTGAGTGGCTGTCCGCCTTGCCTGCGAAGGAGGCAGCTCACGAGCTTAAGGTTTCTTGTTCCGGCGGGCACGCACTTGATTGCGTGAAATGGCGGGATGCACTGGGCCAAGCGATTGGATGGTCACCGATGGTCTTTCCTCCCGCGCAACGACAAAGCATGGAACAGGCAGCAAGTGCGCAAGGCACTAGTTCCGGCTCATCCACTTCGACTTGATAACGCCGGGACGCTCGGCTGGTTTTTCCTTCGGGGCAGACGCATGCGCTGCGGCGCGGTCCAGGTCATCGAACATATCAGGTGTCCCCTCCTGGCGCGGCTTCTCGCGCTCCGCCCGTAGGCGATCCCATTGGTCTGGCGTGAAGCCGTACCAGTGCCGGTGGATCGCTGCGGCCTCGGCGTAGATCTCCGTGTCGAGCACCTCGTTGCGCATACCAGAGGGCAGCTTCCAGATCGATCGTGGATAACCGAACCGGTCAGTCTCCGTAACGCGAACTTCGGCGGTGAGTTGCTGGTAAAACTCTTCGCTCAGCCCTTTGGGATAGCCGCAATATCCACGCGCCAAAGGATCGGCCTTCTTGAGCTGCTGGTAGAGCGACACCTTCAGGCCACTCACGCCGACATTATAGAAGCGCTTCTGGGCGCGCCGGACTTTACCGTCGGCTTTCCGTTCGGTCTTCGTCAGAACCAACGGAGGCGCCTGATCAGACTTGGCACCCCGCGTGACGATCACTCTCGACCAGGGATGGCGCTTGGCCCAAGCGAAAACATCCTTTGTATATGCATTGCCATCGATCGCCAGGAGGTCGAGCCCGCGGCGATTACCGAAGGCGTCGCGCCAAGTTTCTGTGAGGAGTTTATCCAAGGTCTCGCGGCAGGCCTGTTCCCAGATGGGGAACGGTATGACTGCGTAGTCGACAGTCCAACGGCGAAGATCGGAACCGAAGGCCTTAATGTGAACCTCGACTCGGTCTCCCTGGCAATCGCAGCCCGCGGTGAGAATGAGTCCGCCGGGCGGAATCGTTCCCCGATCATGCCCCTCTTCCTCAGCCCGGTCGCGGATGGCCTGCCAAGGCGGCGCTTCGCTAGCGCGCTCGTAGGGCAGACCCAGAACGTCATTGAAGAATACCTGCTCTGTATGCGGATCGCCCTCGGCTTGCAACCACTCATGCGCGATCGACGCCCAGTCTCGAGTCGGCGAGTAAGCACGCCAGATGTGAAATGACGGCTCGCGAGCGCCCGGGTTCTCGGCGACCCAGTATCCTCGAGCGACGATATCGGTCTTGTGCTTGTGTTCAATCAGCCCGCCACAGGCAACGCAACTGAAGCAGGCCTCGTCAGGCCGCGCCGGATCGATGTTCGCCTGGAAGTTAGACCACTCCAACGGTTGATGGTGCCCGCAGTGCGGGCACGGCACGTGCCACCGCTCTTGTGTCCCGGCTTTAAATGCTCGCGTGATACGACACGTGTCCGCGTAGAGCGGTGTCGACAGCTTGACGATCTTTGCCCAGTCAAAAGCGCTTGCCCGGCTATCTGCCTGTCGCTCGGGATCACCGGCGGCATTGGGCTCCCATTTTGATAGATCATCTTCGACAATACGCTGTGTCGAAACCATCGAGAGGCTTGCCGGCGAATTGGCACCGGAAATAAGCAGACTGCCTCGGCCAAACCGCTCTTCCTGGTAAAGAACAGTGTCCCGGGCGTCGCGCGACTTTGCGGTACCGAAAACGCGCTGAAGCGCCCGCGACTGACGACGCATCTTTGCCCACTTCGACCGTGCCCACCGAACGGCATTGTCATGCGTAGGGTGGACCATGAGCATATCGCACGGCGCGAGATCCATGCAGCCTCCGAGAAACACCTGCGCGAGCGTCGTCTTCCCGATTTGCGCCGACCCCATCATCGTGACGATCCGCGAAGGGTGTTCGGGCGACAAGCAATCCAAAACCCGTTCGAAGTAGGGAAAGCTATCCCGGCGGTAGGGCCCAGGTCGCGGACTTTCGTTTCCGAAGACAACGTGATCTTCCGCCCACGCGTTTAGGTCCGGTGATGCGCCGGCGGCAGCACAGACGCCATGACCTCCAGCGCAGCCATCTCAGGATCCTTGAGAAACGTGCTCATACGGCGCTCTCCGCCTCTCTGGTGTGCGCCGCGGCCTTCTCCTTCGCCTGGTCTGCCGCCGACCGGCGATGGGCCCGGTACAAAGCCCGGATCTCCACCGCTAGACTCTTCGCGTCGAGTCCATGCCTATCGGCAATCTCGCGCGCGAGCGCGCCTGTGATGAACGTGTCTATGTCCAACAGAATGCCGGAGAGCTCGCGCGACCAGACCTGCTGGGCCTTTTGCGCATCTATCCATCGACCCGTCTCGCGCTCCATCTTTAGCTGAGCGAGTTTTGCCTCGCTGATATCCTTCGCCGCTTTCGCTTTACGCGCGGAGAGCAGAAAGTCGTCTCCTGCTGCGGTCGCGGAAACCGGTGCCGCACGGGAACCGGTTTCTTCTCGCGGCAGCGCGTCACTAGCCCGGTCGAAGGCAGGCCTGTCTTGAGCGAGTTGCTGACCGATGTGCAGACCAGCAGCCAAATCGCGGTCGGCCTGCTCGACCCAGATCTTCGCCCGCGTCCCCTGTCCTACCAGCGCCGCTGACGTGATTTTCCCCTCGGCGATCCAATTCGAAACGCAAGACGGCCGCCTTTCCTTCATGGCCGCGTATTCCGCCTTGGTCACAACGGTTTTCACGGCGCCACCACCCTTTCTTCAGCAAACTTCACGCACCGCAGCTGAAGTTCATCCTTTGAAAAAGCGCATTTTCTAGCGGGGTTTCGGGGGGCAGCGTGCCGCATCGCCTCGCGGCCAGTCAGTACCTTTTTCGTTCGGCAGCACGCAGTGCCAGCTGGGCGCCGGGGGGCGCGGTGGCGGCTATGGGATACCGAGGGACACTTCTCCGAGCGTCGGCGGATGTGTCCCAGCAGGACTGACCTATTGTTCTCTTTCACCTTTCTCCCTCCCTTAGGGATGATTGGGATAGTTGGGATACCTGATCGCGCGCACATATGAGCAACACCTACCTCGCCTCTCCGTTACGACCCGCGCGCTGCGCTTCTCACGTGCGCCCGCGCGAAAACTGTCGGGACTATCCCACTCCGCGAAGTTTGCTTCGATTGCATGGGCTTAGTGCCACAGACGGTTTGGGACAGATGGGACACTCAAGACACCCCGTAAGACGTTGAGGGAGCGCGGCGCGCCGGAGCCGACGGGGACATCTTCATGTCGAGGTAATTGATCGTGGAGCCCTTGTTCTTGATCCAGCCGTGCTTGGGCACGTGACGCCCAAAGGAGGCCATACGAAGCGGCGTAAGGCCCGAGTCGTAGCACCAGCCGACATAGTGCTCATAAAGGACTCCGCCTGGCACGTGGCTTCCTGGCACGCGTAGCACGCAAGCCTCGAGGAACTGACCAACCGGGTCCATGTCTTCGCGGTGTGCGGCCGTGGCCGCCGCCACGTCCTCGGGTGCAATGAGCTTCCGGGTGTCGAGGTAGGAGACACCGCCCGCAAGCAACCAGTTCAATATCCCGGACCACTCCGGCTCGAAGAGCTTTTGCATCTCCTCCAGTTCGCGCCGTTCTTCTGGCGGGATGAATTCGGTCCAGGGGACGAGGAACAGCCGGCGCCACATGCCCTCAGAGATGTCCGTGATATTCGGCTTCGAGTTGCCGCTCATCGATGCTTTGAAGACCGGACGGAAGGTAAAGAACGGCTGATTGAGTTTTCGAGCGTCAATGGGCTCTCCTCCGGTGACAACCTTGATCAAGTTATCTTGCAGCTGCACGCGCTCGGGCAGTTCGGATACACGGAGGGCCCTGACACCCGGCAGTTTCGCCATGTCAGGCGTTGCTTGATCCCCACGCCGCGACTGGTGCCCCGTGAAGCTCTCGGGGTTCAGCGAAGCGCCATACGGCCCCAGGATACGAAAGATGCACTCGAGGAACGTGGACTTGCCGTTGGCTCCGCCGCCCTGGTGGTAGACGAACGCCTGTGCGCCGGTCAGAGCCGTCATCGAATATCCGTACCAGTCGCGAAGGAAGGCCCGCATCTGCGGTTTCGGCTGGACTCGCGCCAAGAACTTGTCCCATTCGGGGCACGTGGCATCAGCGTCGTAAATCACGGGCGCCAATTTCGTCATCAGATCATCGCGACGATGGGGATCGAGCCGCACACTCCACTTCAACCGCGTCACATCAGGGTCTGGACACTCCGGGTCTGGCTCCTGGAAGAAGCGCAATGTTCCGTTGAGCACATTGAAGGCGAGAGGATCCTGGTCAGCCTCGGATGTCGCTCTGGCCTTGTGTGGGATAGCTCGCTTGATCATGCTCTCAAGCTTGCCGCCATTACCGGAAGTCACGGCGTAACCTGCTCGGCGTGACCAGCGGCCCTTGGGATTGCCCTTGCGGTTCAGATCCTCAAGCACCTTTGCTCGCTGCTCGATCGCGGATGCGTCCTCGGCCGTGCGCTTCTCTGGATCTTTCTCAAGCGCGTGGGCGGCTTGCTCAAAGAGTTTCTGCTCCTCGTTCGTCAGCGGCTTTTCCAATGCGATCCGCTCCGCAGTGATCTGCGCAAACCGCTCAAGCGACTCATCAGCCCCTTCCTTCTCCCAATGGGTGCCGGTCCAGCTGTGCCAGCCAATGCCGCGCACGAACAGAATATCGTCCCCAAAATGGGCAATGAGCCGCTTAGCATTGCCAACATCGTTCTCCGGTTCCCACCAACATCGTCTGACGGCGTCAGGAGGGACGGCACCCCCTGGGTCGACCGGACCCGGTGGTTCAGCGCCCAGTGGCGGCACACTACCTCCACCGCTCCAGTCATCGAGCGCTGCGTGGCGGCGCCTACGCGCCTTTGGCCTGTCCGATGGAAGATCAATTGAGAGTGGGCCGAACGGCTTGGCGCCGGCGATCAATGCCTTGACCCGCTCAGGCCCGTCGTTCTGCAGCACGTCGTTGAAGTCCGCACCGGCTGGAGGCCAAGCTACCTTGATCGTGCGCCCGGGCACATCCCAGCGCGCGGCGGCGCGGCGCAGCTTCATTTCCGTATCCACAGGCTCTGAATCGCTATCACCCAACAGCACGACCTGCGTCACCTGGTCCGGCAGATCGAGATCCTTCTCCGGCTGCAGCTCCGGCCACGGGCCGCCGATTCGTTTCGGCCGCCCCGCCGGCGTCTTGAGCGTCGGGTGCGGAATGGAGTCCCGGGCCTTGCCACCGAGGAAGCCAAGCGCGATCGCGGACCAATAGGCCGTCGACGCCGCCAGCATGGAGGCCCGCTCCGCTTCGTACACCGACAGCACCGTCTCGATGCCTTCCCCAATAACCAGGCGCGTGAAGCCCTTGGGCGTGATCAGGCGGATAGCACCCTTGTTGCGGGTGCCGCGCAACTTCCGCGGATCCAGCATCTCATCCGGCTTGTCCGGATTGGGCAGCTCGAGCTTCTTGCCCGGCCGCGACGGATCCAGCCAAGTGATATGACAGCCGGTGATCTCGCCTTGCGCATCGGTCACCGGCGCCAGCATGGCGGGGCCCGCATAGATCTCGCTCTTGACCTTGTCGCCTTCGCGCTGGTGCCAGTAAGGCTGTTCGGGGGCGTAGCGGAGCGGCAAGGTCATAGGGCCCCTCTCGCCTCCTCCCGCTCGAGCTGTTCCAAATGCTGAGCGGCCTTTAGTAGCCGATCGGCCGCTGATGGCCTCGTGCCTCGAAATGAGGGGCCGACCTGGTCGCAGTCAGAGACAATCGCACGCAGATGGCGAGCCATCACTCGCAGCTCGGTGCTCACCTTGGGGCCAATGACCGAGCCATGAGACCCGCAATGGCGGTTTGCCACTACGCCAAAAACCCCTTTGGGTTCAATGAGCGCCGATAGCGGGGTTTGACACTCTAACCCGTTGATATTTCTTGCCCGGGGCACGCCGGCCCGGGGAGCCAATTTACCGTCACATCTTACCGCCACATCGGCGGAACGAACGCGCCGACCGCCGGTCCGG